CACACTTTGAATTGCTGCGTTCTTCTCTTCACCGGGCACTTGACCACCAAACATACGTCCAGCACCATAGCCAGCAATGCGCCCAGCGTTAGACATTGTTTGTATCAACTGACTGTACAAATCACCACCTCCAACTGGCTGCATAAGACCACCGAGGTAGTCCTGCTGTAGTTGCCCGGGAGTTTTATATGAAAACAAACCATCAGCCATGATTATTCCTTATCGTTTTGGAGCGAATAGTCCAGTAAACCCTTGAATACCACCTAACAAAGCGTTAGCAGAACCGATACCGCCAGCTAAGTTAGACGCCGCAGCCGCTTGACCACCGCCTAGCAGTGCTTGTGCTTGATTACCACCTGAGACAGCTTGCTTACTGCCAATGTCTGCACCAATGGTGAGAGGACGCAACGCTTGCTCTTCAACACCAAGACCAGTTTGGAACAACCCGGTGCCACGAGAGATAGCCTTATCAATCTCAGCCTGTGCAAGTTGTCGGCTTTGCTGTGCCAACAGGGCATCTGCTTGAGCACGGGCTAGGTCACGTTGATACTGCTGTGGATTAACCATGCCAGCAGCCCCAGCACCTAGAGCCTGACCACTTAGACCCAAGCCAATACGCCCCTGCTGTAGTTGACGCTGGCGCAACGCAATGTCCTCTGACTCACGTTGAGGAGCCATCAATTGTTGCTGCTGCTGATAAAACTGTTGAGCAGCCGCCTGTGGGTCAGTTTGTATTTGGTCTAAGAATTCAGCACCAGTGCCGTAAAACTTGTCCCTAAAAGCAGCCAACAACGGGTCAATCTCATACCCTGCCTGACTCTTAGAGGGGTCAAAGTAGGAGGTGCCAAATCCCGTGCTAACCGCATAAGGACGAAACTGTGCAGCATCTGAGGCAATCTTAGCAGCTTCAAGGTTAGCAGCGGCTGCTTTGTCAGCAGCAGAAGATGCTTGCCCACCAGCTAGTAAACCACCAACAAGAGGTACAAGAGAAGTCCAGCTAAAAGGATTTTCAGTCGCCATATTTTTTCCTTAGTAAGTGCCACCACTGATGGTAGCCCCATCAAGCGTAGATATAGTTACAGTGCCTGAGAAGGTCGGAGCAGTTGTGTCTGCTTTAGAATTTACTGCCGTAGCAAGGGCGTTAAATTCATTATCAATCTCAGTACCTTTTACAATCTTTCCAGTATCGCCGCTAGGAAGTGCATCTTTAGCAGCGAAGTTCACTGTTTTGGTATAGTTAGACATTAAATCATCCTTCCTGTCTTAACAAAAATGTCCAGCCGTTGCACACTAAACTCTTGGCTGCTAATCTCAGTTTCAAAACCAATCTGTATTACGTTACCAGCACCGCCAGTTGATGTAGAAATATCATCAGTTAACACGCCCAAACTGTATTCGCTAGATGACACAACAGTGAACGTGCTTTCCCATGTGCTTGTTATGTCGTTCCAAGCAGAAGCTCCTGCGTCCCACTGATAAACATTATTATTGTCTATTGTCATATAAGCGTCACCGTCAGACGGACTTTCCGGTAGAGAAGCATAATCATCTCTATAACCTTCAAACTCTGCATACCCTACATATTTAGCATCAGTTTCAGTAACATTATCTTCATCATCTGTGTATTCAGCAATGTTGCCAGTAACAATAGTGAAAGGGTAAGAGAAGGTGGTGCCTTGGTAGTCGTACCCAGCCTTAACAATAAACTCTTGGTTGTTCCCGCCCACAACTGTAGCCTTAATACGCTTCAGCATCTTAACCATTGTTGGGTTCTGCATGTCAATGTGGTTGGAATAGTAACGCAGGATGTAACTGCTGCCATTGTCCTGATAGCCAGTATACAAACCAATACCATTTGTTTTACCAACCAACAAGTCCCTATTGCGGCGGCGTAAGAAAGAACCTGCCTCATAATCAACCCACCGAGTGACACGAGCAGACCCGTCCTCTAAGGCTTGCCGCATGTCCAAACAATAAACAATATCAGAAGCAGGAAAAGAGATGAGATAGAAAGAGTTTTGTTCTGAATAAGCAGAGCGAACAAGACGCATGTCTTCAGTTATGCCTTGTTCTGTCTTTACTATCTGTATGAAGTCATCCTTAATGTTCTTTGTCAGGTCACGCATAGGTAAACTTTTCTCTTGAATAAGTCTACCAAGGGAGCGAATACCTGTGTCTGACAAGAAGATGATGTCATTACCTGTGCTCTGTACGCTGTCACGCGCCACACAACCAACACCAATAATAACATCGGCAACAGAGAAGTCGCCAGCAATTGGGTTGTCTGCGTTGCTATATAGGACAATGTTGTTCTTACAGAATATGATAAGGAAGTTGTTGTGGGCAGCTAGTGCAACAATAGTGTCCGTGTTGTTAGGGAGAACAGCAGAAATGTTTAACGTACCGCTGGTGCCTCCATAAAAAGCAGGGAAGTTGGTGTCAGCTATATCTGTAGACCAATAAACTGTTTCACCGTCGTGTGCCCAAAACCTACCCCAAGCAGCAATAGCATCACGAGGGTATGAGATAGAGTAGTTTTGTGTCAAACTGGTGTAGTCAGTCATTGTCTGACACACTGGGCTGCTGCCTGAGTTGTACACCAACGGCTCGTGTCCTTGCTGAACAATTAAGGCATGGTCGTAGAGACTAGCTCCCTTCCAGTTGTCGTCTGTTATGGTGTATAAACTAGGCGTAATGTCTGTTAACGCAGCATTAACACCGCCTGAGAACACTTTGTTGTTACCGCCTGACAAGACAACAGTTGATCCGTCTGCATTTACATGCTCCATAAGGAAGTCAACAGAAGAACCACTGAGTTCGCTAGAACCACTGGTGGTTTGCATTGTCCACCCTTTACGAGCACCTAACCTACCATATTTATCAATGATACAGTTGTCTGCTGTCAATGCAAAGTTGGTTGACAAAGTAACACTACTGTCCTGCGTGTTCAGACCATAAAATCCTGGCGCAACAACAGAGATGTTTTGTAATTGCTTCATACGGGATACCAAATACTATTTTCAGGACTACGCGCATCATCAAAAGCAATCTCATCTACTAAGGCTTCTTGCCCCATTTGGTAGGCGTTGATGCTTTGTTGACCGCCGTCTTCACCTCTTTCCTCAATAGCCATAGCTGTAGCAAAAAGGATGATGGGACGTGTTGGAATAGTTACAGTGTCACTGTCAGCACTGAGGTCAGGGTTACGCATGGTCACGTTGAAACGTAAAGAATAAACACCATCAGGAATAGGATAGATGTCTACCTGTATGTCACCATCATTACTTACACCGTTAAAGTTGTAATAAAGTGGTTGACCAGTCTGAGGGGTGTTCATCAAGAACTCATTGTTGAACCAATGCCCGTCCCTATACTTCATTTCAAAGTTAGAAGTATCGTTCCAAACATCCAACACCTTTGTATTGTTCTGTGCCCCGTTCAACTCGTAGTTAAAAGTATTAGCAACAGTCGTGACAGTTAGGGTGGTACGCAAAGAAGACCAGTCTCTAGCTGCCTGCACCCGTGCCTTAGCCTCGTTTACAAAGTCACCAATCAACTTGGAATAAGAAGTGGAAGACACAGAAGCCACCTCGTTCTCTCGTAGGCGGCGTAACACAGCGTTGACAAGTTGTAAATAAGTCATTTATATTCCTCAAACGTGAATAATTATACCACAAAATAAGCAGTTTGTCAACTATTCACCATCAAAAGTGTACATTGGAAACTCTTTGCGTAGGTCAAAAGTAGCAATATATGAGATACCTGATGTACTAGTCTGAACTTGCATACTGTCCCCAGCCTTCAACACAATTGAGCCGTTGCTAAACTGGAGATAGTCTTTGCTGTTCAAGCTCTTGCCATTGATAATGTAAATCTTATGAGTGGCGTCATGGGCGTGTTGCCAGTACACACTGACACTGGCTGTGCTACCACTTGTGTTAGAGATAAACAACGTCTCTATCTCAGCGACATACCCATTAGGCACCGTGAACAACTCAACGTCTGAGCCGGTGGTAGTTATTGTTTTACCTACGCTGTGTTTCATTAACCGTAACCTCCACCGTAGCCAACAGAAACCCCGCTATTTGTAGTAACGGCTCCAGCGTCAGGAGAGGTACTACTCATACCAGCGCCAGCATCAGAAGCAAAAACTCCACCACTGTCTCCAGTGTTGTAGGATTCATAGGCATTCCAAGCGGCTAAATCGTCTGCTGCTTGTTGGTTTAATTCTGCCATTTGTTCAGCAGCCGCAGCAGCTTCCCATCCACCACGTTCTTGTGCTGCTTGTTGGTTTAGTGCTGTCATATATGCGTTTTCCATTGCAGCAACACGACCCGGAGCAACAGAACTCATAAT